CACGGCGAGACGATGGTGGTCGGCGGCATCAGACCTTCTTCCGGCGATAGGTCCTGGTGGTAAAGGGCTTCTCCGGCAGCGGCGGCGGCCCGACCCGCCCGAGCGGCAGGGGCGGCAGCACTGGCGGCGCGGGGAGGCGCGGCGCGCGCACCGGCACCGTGACGGTGGGGTGCGCGCGCGCGTTCAGAATCGACTCGCTGAGCGACGGCACGTAGTCCGGGCTCGTGCAGGTCGTGTGCGGCGCATCATCGACGGGACACGGCCCCGGATCGCCCTCCGCCGCCCAGCGAGTGATCATCGTCCGTCGTCCTTCGACTACGGATAGACGGGCAAGCCGAGCCCGGTGACGAGGCCGAACGCGCCGGGGCGATAGACTGCCAGGGCGAGCCGTTCCTCGGCGCGAATCGCGACCAGGTTCTTGATGAAGTAGTCCTGGTGCGAGTTGGAGGCCTCTACGCGGATGCCGCCCTTGCGGAACACCTGCGCGGCCTGCTTGAACGCGCCCACCAGCGACGACGCGGCCACGATGGCCGGCGTCACCACCACGGGCAAGCCCCACAGCGTCGGCGACTGGATCGGCGAGAACGGCCCCGCCGTCAGGTAGTCGCCGTTCTTCGTCTTGGTCTGCACCGTCGCCACCCAGTCCGCCGGGTTCTGCACGATCCCGTCGGCCATGATGTAGGACGCCCCGTAGAGGGTCATGATCTGCCGGAAGATGGCGTCGGCATTGGACTCCGCGGCGGCGCGCGCCACCGGAGCCCCGATCCCGACACGGTCCAGGATGCCGCTGATGTTCGGCGCGGTGCCGTCCCCATTCAGCAACTGGTCTTCCTCCTCGATCTCGACACCCAGGCGCAGCCGCGCATCGATGTAGCTGCGAATCGCGGGCACGTCTTCGAGCATTTCCTCCGTCACCGGCAGCCAGTGGGCGAGCTTCCGCACCGGCTCGCTGGCGGGCGCGAAGGTCAGCGCCGACTCCGGCTTGGCCGCGCCTTCCAGCACGGCGGCCGCGGCGTTGGTGAACGCCGTTTCCACCATGTAGGTGATGAGGTTGCTGTCGGTCGTGCCGGAGGCCAGCAAGTCGGCGACCACCAGGCGCGGCGTCGGCCGCTGCATGATCCCCGGCAGGTACTGCGGCACGATGAGCGCCCCGCCGCTGGCCGGGTCGGTCGTCAACGTCGTGGCGGCAAACCGATTGCCCCAGTCCACGCCGAGTTCCACCGAGGGCGAGCGCCACGCCGACGAGGTCCGATGCGCCTGCTTCTTGAAGAAGAAGTCGGCGATGTCGGGGTTGCCCGCCCACTGGTCGCCGAGGCTTCGGCGAATCGGGACGACGGGCGGCTGCCCGGTCGGGCCGGTCAGCGCGGAGAGCGCATCGCGCATGGCGTCGCCGCCCTTGGCGCGGGCGATCTTGCCCTGGATGTCCTGGCCGGCCTTGGTCATCGCGTCGATCGCCGCGAGCTCCTCGTCGGTCATCACGCGGTTCTCGGACTCGGCCAGCAGGCACGTCTTCTCGAGGAGGGCGAGGCCGTCGCGCTTCTTGGCTTCGAGGTCGCGCTCCAGTTGGGCTACGTTCAACATGAGAAATCTCCGGTTACAGACCGAGCGTCAGCAAGGCACGTTGCGCCGTTCGCTGTTGCAGCACGCGATCCTGGCCGGTGGCCTCCCGTGGCTCCTGCGGCGTGTCGCGCGTCGGGCGAGCGGTCGCCACTGGTGCCATGCTGCTCGGAAGCACGCGCGCCAGTGTGGCGTCGAAAGTGTCCAGGCGGTCGATCAGGCCCGCCGCCATCGCCTCGTCGGAGGTCAACGTCGAGCCTTCGCCGAAGCCGCCGCGCACCTCGCTCTCGGACACGCCGCGGCCTTTCGCCACGTCGCCCACAAAGCGGGTGTAATGCGCGTCCACGAGGCCCTGGAGCCGCGCCCGGGCCGAATCACTCAGCGGTTCGGCGTCGTTGCCGTCCACCTTGAACTTGCCGGCCGAAATGTAGGTCAGCTTCACGCCCAACTGCTCGAGCGCGTGCGACAGATCCTCGTGGATGCTGTAGACGCCAATCGAGCCGACCATCGACGAGGGCGAGGCGACGATCTCGGTGGCGCAACTGGCAATCCAGTAGGCCGCCGAGCACATCTCGAAGTTGGCGTGCGCCACGATGCGCTTTTTCGTCCGCGCCGCGAGCACCTCACGGGCAAACTCGGACGCCCCGAGCACGGAGCCGCCGGGCGAGTCGATGTCGAACACGATCGTGCCCACGTTCGGGTCCGCGACGCACTGCGCGAGCGCCTGGCTCGCCTGTTCGTAGGTCGCGCCGCCGCTGACCTCGCTCAGGGCGTTCATGCGCGGCGCCAACGTGCCGTGAATCGGAATGATCGCCGCGCCGGTCCCGCTGGAGGCCGCCGACCCGCCGTTGACGATCGTCAACCCCACGGGCGGCCGCTTCTCGAGCGTCGTCGTCTCGAGCGCGTCGCCGGCGAGCCGGTGGCCCAGGATGTTGGCGACCACACTGAGCATCGGCCCGGTGATCGCCCAGGGGTAGAGCGCCATGCTGAGGACGCGATCGCACGCATGGGCACGAGGAAGGGATGGCATTAGACCTCCACCGCTCGATCACGAAAGGCGTCTTCGCCCATCACGAGCAGACGTAGCGTTTCGGAGTTGATGCTGCTGGCAAGCGCCGAGGCCGCGACCGTGGCCTGGTGCGGGCCACAGCCGGCGTTGCGGTAGAGCGGTTCGAGGTCGGCGGCCAGCTCCTGGTCCCACCGGGCCAGGTCAAACACGGCGGGGCGCCGATCCTTGGACACCTTATCGAGCCGCGCGCGTTGGCGGGTCCACGTCGCGAGTACCACGGGCGCGATGTCGCCGCTGGCCGGCGTCATGCGCTTCTCAATCGGCGGGGCGTCCGGTTCGTCGTTCTCGGCATCGCCGCCGCCGCCCACATCGCCAGCTTGCGAGGGGGTGCCCGCCGCGAGCGTCAGCACCACTTCGTCCATCGACTCGTCGTTCTTGATCGCCGGCAGGTTCAGCCGCGCCCGGCCCTCGTTGCCCGTCATGATCGGCCGCCCGCAGAGGCGATTGAGCGACGCGCCTTGTTCCTCGAACGAGCCCTTCAGCTTGTCGGCGATATTGAACTCGGCGTAGACCTTGGTTTGATCGTCGCACTCGGTGAGGAGCTGCAGTTCTATCTCCTCTTGTAAGAACTCGCACCAGGGCCCGAGGCAATCCTGGTAGAGATTCTTATGCTGCTCGCGGATGTTGCTGAAGGTCGCGTGCTCGAGGATGCCGACCATCGGCAGCGGCACATGGTAGGCCGCCGCGACTTCCTCGCGCGTCAGCTTGCGCTGCGGGATGTATTCCGAATCCGACGCCGACCAGGCGGTCGGCTTGAACGTCATGCCGTCCTCGAGCACGGCGATCTGCCCGGGCGAGCGGCTGAACCGCTGGTTCCATTGCTCGCGCCACGTCTGCTTCTGTTCCGGGTTCCACTTCGGCGCTTGGAGGGGCCGCTCGATGACGCCCTCAAACCGCGCCGCGTTGTTCCAGTAGGCCGCGCGATAGTCGAGCGCGACGGCCGCTTCGAGCAGCGTCTTGCGAAGTGTCTCCAGCGGCGAGAGGCTTTCGAGCGGATTGAAGGGGCCGTGCCCGTGGAAGGCCACCAGGTCCCGAGGGTCGAGCGCGATCTGCGCGCCCTCTGGCCGCGTCCAGAGGTAGACGTCGGGCAGCAACCCGCCCTTCACTTCGATCTCGTCTGGCGGGATGCGCACCAGGCCGATGCGATCACGGAGCCGCACCTTGAGCCAGTACCCGCAGTAGTAGATCCCGAGGTCGATCATCAGGCTCTCGATGAGCCGATAGCGCGTGGTCGCGGGATTCGGATGCTCGATCCAGTCGGCGAGCTCGTGGCCGCTCAGGCGTTCGCGGTCGGTATCCGAGATGCGGCGGAAGACGTGCAGCCCAAGCTGCGCGATGTTGCGGGCCAGGAAGTCGACGACGGTCCGTACGGCCGGCTGGTTCGCGTAGATGTTCGCGTACGTGGCGTAGCTCGCGGTCCCGACCGTGGGGTAGTAGGTGGGCGGGGACGCAGCTCGAGATGACGAGGATTGGAGCGCCCCGAAGCTCTGGACAATGGGCATGTCAATCGAGGACTTGCAGGAACGCTACGTTGCTGCGGTGGACAATCACCTCGCCATCCACCGGGGTCGGCCCCTCGCCCGGGCGGAGCAGGGCGGCCTGGCGTACCGTGAGCCAAGCCCCCCGACTCGTCCACAGGACGCCCTTGATCGCCGTCTGCGGGTCGTCCTTGAGGTTGACGATGACCACTCGCAGGAGGCAGGGCGGTCGCCACCACAGCAACCAACGCACTGGCCGAGCATGATGCGGCGGCGGGCGGCTCGTCTGCTACTTTGGATTTCTTTTTGCCGAGCGGTGGAGGTCGCGACGGACCACTTCGGGGATGGACACGCGAGCGCGCTGGGCGCGCTGGTAGAGGCGGTCGTACTGTCGGGCTGGCACCTTCACGCAGATGGGGACCGAGCGGTCGGTCCGGTCGAGCGGGGGGCGCCCGGAGCGTGATGCCATCGTGGAGGTGGGTCGATTCTACGCTCGTTCCACGTGAAACTGCACTTCGGAAGTGCAAGATGCGGCCTTATGCGGCTTATGCGGCCTTCGCTCAGTGACAGGGATGGAGAAAAGTGGGCCGCGATGGCCCGAGGTTTTCTCCAGTCACCGAGCGCAGGTGCTACACATGACCTTGCGGTCCTTCATCGTGGTCCGGCGCCGCGGCGCGTCGCCAGCTTCGAACCGGGCTCGCAGTCCGGCCAGGCCCGCCGGCCAGGTGTCCCGTTGGGCCGACCGGAGGGTGTGTCCGGTGAAGGCTTCCCACTGCTCGTAGCGGGCGAACCGCTCCGGGTGCTGCTGCCAGAGCGTGTACCACTCGCCCAGGGTCTGAAAGAAGCACGCGCCGCAATCGGTCCGCTCGGGGATCGTGACGTCGCGGCAGCGCAGGTAGTTCAGGACGTCGCCCAGACCCCAGCCCCACTCGACCAGCGGATACCGCCGCACGACATCGCCGGTGGCCGCCCAATCCACGCCCTCCCGATCCGTCTCGTCGGCGCGCATCCCCACGTAGACCGTGCAGGGGGTGTGCTTGAGGATGTAGGCCTCGAAGGGTTCGAGCTTCAGGAGGCGCGTGCACCAGCGCATCCGCCAATTCGGCAACGCTTTCTGCAGGTAGATGAGGCCTTGCAAGCTCCGCCCGGTGATCGCTTCGATGGGCGCGCCGAGCAGCGCCTCCAGCCGCGCCCAATGGGCGACCATCTCCGGCAGCTCGTCGCCGGTCGGGGTGCAAATGTAGTTGTAGGCACGCGGTTCGACTTCCGCGAGGCGCAGCGCCAGCGCAACCGAGTCTTTGCCGCCGGAGAGCGCGACAATGTGCGTCATGGGTCGTCGTCCCGGGGCGAATCGAAGTCCTCTAACTCGGTCGCGGCCCAATCCCCTTCAAGATCGAAGGCCTCGACATAGAGCTTGTCGCCGTCGATCGTCGTGGTGCAGCGCAAATGCCCCTCGCCGTCGACAAACGCACACGTCCACTCCTCTGTGTAGCCGTGTTCCCGAAGGTATCCAGGGACGCGATTCATCATCGTCGTCACCTTGAGCGCCGTCTCGAGCGAGCGCGCCACGATGGTCGGGGAGTGCCCCATCGTGCCACCGACCCAGACTCGTCTAGTCTTCTTTTTCGGCATGAGCGCTCTGATTCTACGCCGTTACCAAGTCGGGGTCATCCGCCGGCATCCCGGTTTCGACGTTGAACGCTTTGCGCGCGAGCACGGTCGCAATCAGCGGGTCGATGCGCCCACGGCTGCGCTTCTTCGACGGGTAGAAGTTCCCTTTGTTGTCCCAGGCCGGGACCGCATTGCGGATCGCCCACTGCACGAGCTCGTTGCGGTTCGCGTCCACCTTGCCGTCGACCACATCGGCTTCGAAGTCCTTGCACGTCGAGGCCATCTGCGGCAGGTTCTGCGGCACCTCGAGGACGCGCAGGCCTTCGTCTTCCAGGTGCTTCCGCAGGTTGCCGGCGTTCCAGGGGTCAATCGCGATCTGTTGCACCTGATATTTCCGCGAGAATTCGACCACCATGTCCCGCACGACGTCCTGATCGATTTGATTGCCGGAGTTCGTTTCGAGCCAGCCCCGCTGCACCCACACCTGGTAGGGGACGCGATCGCGGTGCGACCGTTCGTCCAGGGTGTCGGCGGGGGAGAGGCAGCGCACGATCAGCCGCCACTGGCGGCGCGTGGCGGTCGGGGGAAAGAGCGCCGCGATGGCCGTCAAATCGATCTTCGACGACAGGTCAATGCCGAGCCAGCACGGCTCGCCGAGCAGCTCGTCCTCGTTCCAACTGCTTTGGCCCTTGCGCCACCCCTCCAGCGACAACCAGGGCGAGTCCATGTTGACCCAAATGTTGAGTCTTTTTTGCTTGAACGCGGCCTCGGCGGCCGTCATCGCGCGAGCCTTCCGCGCCAACCCTTCCAGGTCGTCGGGCTTCACCGACACGCCGTAGTTGGGATTCGCCTTCCGCCAGGTGCTCTCCGCGAACGGGTCATCCTTCTCGTCCGCGTGAGCGATGAACGCGAGCAGCGTCTCGTCGCGCAGCACCCCCTCGAGCACCTGGCAGGCGTAGTGGTGCTGGTCCCCGCACGCGCTCACGGGGTCGTTCCCGGCGGTCGTGATCCAGAACGTGATCGGCTGGCGCCGCGCGCCCACCGCCGTCTCCATCACGTCGATCATTCCGCGATTCTTCATCGCGTGAGCTTCATCGATGATCACCAACTGCGGATTTAGCCCGTCCGTGGAGTCTTTATCGGCCCCCAGGGGCTCCATTTTCGAGGCATTTTCGTCGCGGGACAGGTTGGCCTGGAGCACACGGATGCGGTGCTTCAGATTGCTCGACTGCACCAGGCGCTTGCAGTCGTTGAACACAATCCGCGCCTGGTCGCGTTTCGTGGCGATCATGTAGCCTTCCGCGCCGGGCTCATGGTCAAAAAACGTGGCGTACAGCCCGACCAGGGCGGCCTCGAGTGACTTTCCGTTCTTCCTCGGGATCTCGAAGTAGCAGGCGCGGAATCTCCGCAGCCCCGTGCCCCGATGGAGCCAGGCGAACAGCGAGCCCAACCGAAATTGCTGGTGGGGCTGGAGCGTGATCGTCTTGCCGGCCCATTCCCCCTTGTAGTGCCGGAGCTGCTGGGCAAAACGGAAAAACCGATCGGCCCGTTCGGCCATGAAGATGTAGGGGAAGCCGCGGCGGCCTTCGCGCTGGCGATCTTTGAGGTGCCGGACGCACGCCAGCCGGTGATACTTGCCGGCCGGGACTCTCCCATCGACTACGGCGTGTGCGTACGCGTCGATTCCGTGCACAGTTCGATACCCTACGCCGATTGCCGACCCCTCGTCTCAATTTCGCGGCGATATTCCTGAAGTCGCTCCGCGGTCCG